CGAGCTCCGGACCGCGGCGGCCGTCGAGGCGCTGGAGGCCCTGATCGCCAAGACCCGCGCGCCGCTGCCGACCGAGGGCGGCGAGGACTTCTCCACGGCGGAGGAGGAAAAGCTGCGGGATCTGCGAGATCAGCGGGACGAGAAAGGCCGGCGCCTGTACGACGTGGACCCGGAGCACCGCAAGCGCGTCCGGGCCATGTACGCCAAGATCTACGGCGAGCAGCCTGCCCAGCAGATTGTCGGCCGGCGGTGATTGACCCCGGCCCCGGCAGCGGGTAATCTGCCGGGAACCTGACGGCACGGACACCCTCCACGGAGGCCCGAGGCACCAGGGGCGAAAATGGCGCCGCGAAGGGCGCAAGATTCGGCCCGGCATCGGACACCCGAATCGAGAAGCGACAACGTTTTTCGATAACCGGAGGACTGTGAAATGTCCAAGTTTCTTTCCGCTGCGGCCAAGCAGGAATTCGATGATGAGGTTCATCACGCTTTCCAGACTGCGGGCGCCGATCTGAGGAGCACCGTGACGCTGCGCAACGGCGTCGTGGGCGACTCTTACAAGTTCCGCAAGATGGGCAAGGGCATGGCGAAGCAGAAGCCGACCCAGGGCCTTGTCATTCCGATGGACGTCGAGCACTCGCTGATCGACTGCCCGCTGTCCAACTGGCACGCTTCCGAATACACGGATATCTTCGACGCCGCCGAAGTGAACTTCGATGAGCAGCGCGAGCTCTCCGTGACGATCGCGGGCGCCCTGGGCCGTCGCCTGGACCAGCTGATTATCGACGCCGCTGTGGCGGCTACTCCGGCCGGCACGGTCGGAACCGATGTTGGCGGGGCCGGTACGGATCTCAATTCCGCGAAGGTACGCCGCGCTGCCCGCTTCCTGGGCGACAAGGGTGTGCCGAAGGAAGGCCGCCACCTGCTGCACTCGGCATGGGCCCTCGAGGCAATGCTCGGTGAGGAGGCGACCACGAGCTCCGACTACAACACCATCAAGGCGTTGGTCAACGGCGAGCTCAACACCTGGGTCGGGTTCATGTTCCACGAAATCGAAACCCGGGACGAGGGCGGTCTGCCCAAGCCTTCGACGCGGACCAGCGTTGCCTATCAGTCCAGCGCAATTGGCCTGGCGATCGGCATTGATACCGAAACCGAAGCGAACTACATTCCGGAACGCACTTCCTGGCTTGCCACGGGCAAGATGAAGGCCGGTTCTGTGGCGCGTGACGGCGACGGCATCGTGCACATCACCACGACCGAAGCGTAAGGGAGGAATTTCTCATGGCTTACTCGCATCCCTCTCTGAACCTGATCGGGCCGGCTGGCGCGGGGCCGAAGCTGTGGATGTACTCCACGGCCGACGTCAAGACCGCGGTGGACGGCGCCGGTTACTTCAACGACGCGGCAGACGATCTCCAGGTTGGCGATATCATCCTCGCCAACACGGGCGTCGGCGGCACTCTCCAGGTCTGGATCCTCTACGTCGCCAGCAACGCCGCGGGCGTGGTTGACGTGACGGATGGGCTCCAGGTCACGGCAACGGACTCCGACTGATCTCCCTGGTTGGATGGTGCTCGGCCGGCGATGGGCGACTGTCGCCGGCCGTTTTTTAGGGGCTTCGGGGAGGCGCTATGTCGATCGACACAACGAGCAAGGTCAAGATCATCAGCCAGGCGCTCATCCTGTTGGGCGAGAAGCCTGTCTCGAATCTGACCGACGACACCCGGGACTCGATTCAAAGCGCAGTCGGGATCTTCGAGAACCTGTACGAGGCGGAGCTCCAGCGCAACCGCTGGCGGTTTGCCTGCGCCAAGAAGGCGCTCGACCGGCTCAACGCGAAGCCGCTCAACGAATTCGCATACGTTCACCAGCTGCCCAGCGATGCGCTGCTGATCTTCCGCGTCTACCCGCGGACCAATTACGAGATCTACGGCGACCGGGTGTATTCGAACCTCCAGGAAATCGAGGTCGATTACCTGTTCAAGCCGAACGTCGAGAAGCTGCCGGCCTACTTTGCGAAGCTCCTGGCCTATGCCCTGGCCCGCGAAATGGCCCGGCCGACGTCGGAGTCTGACACCACGGTCCAGGATTTCAGCGACCGCTACAATTTCCAGCTGCAATCTGCGATGTTTTCCGACGCGCAAGCGCGGCCGAACCGCGGCATCGAAGATTCACCGTTCACGGACTGCCGCTGATGCCGCGCGTCCACCATATCCAGACTGCATTCAACGCGGGCGTCATGGACCCGCGCACCGCCGCGCGCACGGATCTCCAGCAGTATTACCAGGGCCTCAGCCTGGGCGAGAACATCGTCACCCGGCCCATGGGCGGGGTTCGCCGCCGGCCTGGCCTGCGGTATCTCGGGACGCTGCCGCGCATGATCGTCGATATCCACGAAGGCGCGACCGCGACGGCGCCCAACGGCGGGGACCCGGCGGCGGCCAAGGACTCGGACCGCCTGAATCTGCTCACGACGACCGTCGAGGTCGGCATCACCGTGCCGTATGTTGTGGTGCACTACGACCTTGGCGAGCCTATGGCGGTCAAGTTCGCGGACGCGCTTGATCTGACGTGCTCCGGGGGGAACACGGACGGATTCTCGATCCAGCACTCGAGCGACGGCGCTACCTGGACCAACTTCGGCGCGCGCCTCGAGCGCGTGGACCAGGAGAACCGGGATTTCCGGCGCGAGGGCACCGTCACCGCGCAGTATTGGCGCGTCGTCAAGAGCACCGGCACGGATCTCGGCCCGGTCACGGTATCCCTGGCCGGCTTCCACCTGTACGCGGAGACAGTGGAATCGAAAGGAGAATTATTCCCATTCGAGTTTTCTATCGAACAGCGGTACGCAGTAGCCGCGACCGATAAGAACCTGGCAATCATCCAGGACGACGAGATCGTCGCCAACGTGCCCGCACCCTGGGGGAGCCAGGAGGTCGGCACCCTGGACGCGGCGCAGTCGGCCGATACCATGATCCTGGTGCACCCGGATTTCCCGCCGCACCGCCTGGTACGCGGGCCGGTGTCTACCCTGTGGCGCCTCGAGCCGGTGCCCTTCTCGCATATCCCGCAGATCGACTTCAACGACGGAAGCTCCCCGACGCCGGTGTCGGAGATCCAGACCCTCGATTTCACGAACGACTCGGATCCGTTCGCGCAGACCTGGAAGCAGGGCGACACGTTCCTGCTCGAGCTCGAGGGCGCGCTCACCCGCTCGATCACCTTCGGCGGCTACGGCACGGCCGACGAGCAGACGCAGACGGCGGAGAACATTCGCCGCGAGGTCCAGAAACTCCCGGTGATCGGGTTTTCCGGCGTGTCGGTCGAGTACACTGGCCCCGAAGGCCTGTTCACGATCACCTTCGCAGACGGATCCGCCGGCGAGCTCGGCCTGCTGGGCGGCATTCCGCAGTCGGGCTCGGCCTCGAACAAGGTTGTGGTCACGCGCACCCAGGCCGGGAGCTCCCGCGAGGAGGATGCCTGGAGCACACTGCGCGGCTGGCCGCGGTCGGTGACGTTCTTCGACGGCCGGCTGTACTTCGGCGGCTCGAGATCCTTGCCGCAGACCAACTTCGGCTCGGAGATCACGGACCTGTTCAGCTTCGAAACCGGCGAGGGATTCGACGACCAGGCCATTGTCCAGACCATCAACTCGGACCGGCTGAACACGATCCAGCGGATCTTTGCCGGCCGGGATCTCCAGGTATTCACGACCGGAGGCGAGGCCAGCTATGGCCGCGAGGTCCTCACGCCGGAAACGGCATATCCGCGCTTTCAGTCGCGCTTCGGCGCCGCCGCGGTGCGGCCGGTGTCGATCGACGGCGCCACAATGTACGTCCAGCGCACCGGCAAAGTGATTCGGGAATTCCTCTACTCCCAGGACGAGGAGGCGTATGTCTCGCCGCCTGTGTCGGCCCTGGCGCCGTTTCTCATTAACAACGTCACCAGCATGGCGGCCTGGCAGGGCTCCGGCGACGACGACGCCAATTACGTGTTCGTGGTCAACGGCGACGGCACCGTGGCGGTGTTCAACACGCTGCGCTCCCAGGATATCGCGGCCTGGTGCAAGTGGACGACGGTCGGGGAGTTCAAGGCCGTGACGACGGTCGTCGAGGATATCTATTTCCTGGTGCGCCGGGAGATCGACGGCGAGGGCCAGCTGTTCATCGAGCGCGCAGACGAGTCGCTGCTGCTGGATTCTGCCGTGTCTGGATCCACGGCCGGGATCTTCGCCGGCCCGCTGTATTTCCCGCCGGTCCAGGAGCGGGTCGCGCACTTGGAGGGCCTGTTCGTGACCACGGTCGGGGACGGATACGTGCTGGAGCCGCGCGCGGTCGAGCTCGGCAACGTGGCAATGGACGAGGATCTGCTCCTGGCGGAGATCGGGCTCCCGTTCGCCGTGCGGTGCGCCACCATGCCGCTCAACTCCGATTTCGGCAACGGGCAGACCTTTCTCAGGAAGAAGCGCCTGGTCAAGGCGCGGCTGTACGTCCACGAAACCGGCTCGATTACCTTCAACGGCAAGCGCTATTATGACCGGCGGTTCGATGTTGACGGATTCGATGCGGCCCCGGGCGTGACTTCGGGCATGGTCGAGTTCAACACGACAACGAACTGGATCGACGGCCCGCTGGTGATCGAATTCGGCCAGGATACGCCGGGACCGTTCGAGCTCCTCGGGATGGATTTACAGGTGGAGGTAGAATAATGGGCGCATTCGCAGCTATGCCGCTGGCCTATCAGCTGATGATCGGCGCGACTGTGGCCTCTGGCGCGGCCGCGGGGGTGTCTGCCAGGAATGCCGGCAAGGCGCAGAAGATCGAGCTCGAGCAGGCCGCAATCCAGGAACAGGACGCCGCCCGGGAGTCGGAGCTCGAGCGCAGGACGCGCCTGGTCCGGGCCCTCTCCTCTCAGGTGACGACGCGAGCGGCCCAGGGCCTTGATATGTCCGGCTCGGCCCGGGCGATCGCGCTCTCGGACGCCAGCGAGGCGGATCTTGGCCTGCTGACGGACCGCGTGAACAGCCAGCGCCGGGCGACCAGCTTGCGCAACCAGGGCCGCCAGGCGGCAGCGCAGGGGCGCATCGGAATGTTCACGTCGATCCTGGACGCCGGCATCAGCGCGGGGCAGACATATGCCGGCGGCGTGAAGGCCACGAACCCCGGGACCAGCGTAAGCTCGGGACCTTCTACCCGCGGCGGCCGTCGCCGGCCGAAAGGCTGATCGGCAATGGCAACCCGCCCGATCGAGCGATTCCAGCGGCAGACCCGGCTCCAGGCCCAGGAACCGGATTTCTCGAAAGCCAGGACGTCGGCCATGCTGACGCAGGCCCTCTCGCGTTTCTCGCAGCAGGCCGGCACCTTCGCTGGGCAGATCGCAGCCGACGAGGGCGCGCGCCAGGGCCAGATCGAGGGCGCATCGACCGAGGCCCCGGGCCGGGCCCCGGGCTTTACCGCCTACGGCCGGGCATACAATGACGCAGCGCAGCGCGCGCACGTGGCCGCCGTCGATTCCGACATTCGGACGAACCTGGAGCGGATTGCGCTCGAGGAGGACGCGAACACGTCGCGCTTCGATGCCAGGGTCCAGGGCTACCGCAAAGGCTTGCTCGGGGCCCTGTCGCCGGAGCTCCGGGCCCCTGTCGAGCAGGAAATCGCGCTCCAGGCGCAGCGCTACCGGGCCCGGGTGCAGGGCGCGGAGCAGAAGCTCATGCTCAACGAGTCCATGGGCGCCCTGGTGGATGCCACCGGCGGGATCCAGCGGGACGCACTGGCCGCCGCGCGCGACGGCGACGTCGATATCGTGGAGCACCAGCGGGCCAAGTTCCTGGACCTGATCGAATCCGCCGCGCAGACGCCGGAAAACCCGGATGGGATCCTGGCGCCGGCGAAGGTGGCGGAAATGCGCCAGGCCTTCGAAATCCAGCTGGACGCGGAGCTCGTCGTCGGGGACTTCGAGCGGATCCTTCGGGAGGACGGCATCGACTCGGCCCTCGAGGCCATGGACGCATTCGAGGCGGGCAAGATCCAGGAATTCCAGCGCTTCGAGCCGGGGCACCGCGACCAGCTGCTCGGCCGCATGAATTCGCTCCTGTCCCGGGAAATGACCCGCCAGAACCGCGAGCAGTCTGCCGCTGACGCCGCGGAGCGGGCCCGCCTGGCGGAGATCAAGCGCCGCGCCGATGCGTCGATTCGGGTGCTCGAGGCTGGATTCGAGCCCGAAGGCCTCGAGCAGCTGGTCAAGGATGCCGCGGGGACTGAGCATGAGTCCGAGGTCCTGCTGGCGGCGGCGCTCGCCGGCCAGGCCAACCGCTTCGCGCTGGCGGATCCTCGCTCCCAGGAGGCCGCGATCAATGCGCTCGAGAACGATATGCGCGGGCGCGCGGTCGATCCGGCGGAGATCTCGCTGCTGACGACGATGCAGAAGATCCACCGCAACGCGCGCCAGGCGCTCGAGGACGACGCGCTGAGCTACGGCCAGCAGCAGGGCTTGATTCCGGCCCTCGACCCCCTGGACCTGTCCAGCGCGGAAGGCCTGGCTGAATCCCTGGCGACACGCGCCGGCGAGGCCGACAAGCTCCAGGCGCACTACGGCCGGCCCGTGCCGGCAATGACGCGGCAAGAAGCCGCACTGCTCACCGATGCCCTGGCCTCGGGCACCGCGGGCGAGCGCCTGTCCCTTCTCCAGGCGGTCACTCAAGGGCTCGGGGCCCGGGCTCCCTCTACGCTCGAGGTCCTGCACAAGGACGGCCACGACACGCTCGCATTCGTCGGCGGCATGGTCCACGAAGGCAACACGGCTGCGCGCGACGTGCTCGCCGGCCTGGATGCCCTCGCCGCAGACCCGAAGCTGGCGCCCACGGACCTGGAATCGCGGCCGGAGCTCGTCACTGTGCGCGCAGCCTACCCCCCAGGCACCCAGGGCGCCGTCGTCCAGGCGATCACCGCCCACTACGCGCGCGCCTCGGCCATTGCCCAGGACAGCAGCGCCTTGTTCAACAAGGACCGCTGGGAGAAATCCGTCAAGGCGGTTACGGGCGGGATCATCGAATACCGCGCCGGCGGTTTCTTCGATACCAAGGTCAAATCCTACTTCCCGGCCCCGGCGCCCGGCGTCGATGCGGGAATGTTCAAGGATTGGATGAACGGGCTGGAGCCGACGCAGATCGAGGCCATGGGCGGCGTGGCCGGCATGACGCCGGAGTTCGCCCTCGAGGCGATCCGCGAGCGCGGGCGCCTGCTACCGATCGGCCGCGGCCGCTGGCTGGTGTCGCTCTCCTCGCCGGCGGACGGATCTATGCGGTTTCTCCATGCTGAAAACCCGGCGGACCCGGCGGCGCCGGAGTTCGTGCTGGAGTTCGAATGATCTTCGACTCGGACAACCGGGAAACGCTGGAGCTCGCGCGCCAGAATCCCTACCGGCCGCGCCAGGACGACCCGGCCGGGCTGGGGGAGCTCGCCACGGCAGCTTTCGACAATTTCGTGTCGGAGGAGCAGCAGGTCTCGATGATGCGCTGGACCGGGCCCTACGTGGACCAGCGGCGCGAACGGATCCAGAAGGTCGCCGGAGGCGAGCCGGACCCGCTGCTGACGGCGGTCTATGGCCTGGATTCTGCGGCCCAGGACAAGCTCGCCGGCTTCCTGGACGCTGGCGAGATGCGCGTCGGGGAAATGCTCGGGGATGCCCCGCAGACGGCCGATTGGCTGACGACCGGCCTCCCGCTCGAGGTCGAGTTTCAGTCGGACCGCGCGCGCAAGTGGGCGCAGAAAAACCGCGATGCGTTCCGGGCCCTGCTGTATGTTCGGGCGCTCAAGGCCAAGGATCCGGAGATCCTCACCGACCAGGAGATACTCACCCAGGTGGCCCAGCGCGCGGCGATCATGCGCGAGGGCAACCAGGAAGTGATGAACCGGGCGCAGGGCTTCTTGGGACACGCGGCGCTGTTCGGCGGCACGGCCCTCGGGGCGATCACAGATCCGCCGGTGCTGGCGACACTGCCGCTCGGCGGCGCGGCAATCCGGGGGCCCTCGATCGGCTGGAATGCCGCCAAGGCTTTCGGGATTGAGGCCGGCATTGCGACGGCCGTCGAGGTCCCGATCCAGGCCAGCGTGTTCGCCTTCAAGCGGCAGATCGAATCCCCGTGGAGCGCGGGCCAGGCGTCCTTCAATGTCCTGGCCGCGGCTATCGGCGCCGGCGCAGTCCGGGCGACGGCCTCGGCCGCCATTGATGCCGGAACCGTCCTGGCGCGGCGGACCCCGCTGCGGCTGATCGAGGCGGAGCGCATTATCGGGGAGCACTTGAGCGGCCCGCTCAACATCGAGGGCGCGGCCAAGATGCTCGAGAACTACCGCGGCGCCGTGCGGCTGAACCAGGTGCAGCCGACGCCGGAGACTGAGCGCGCCGCGCGCGAGCTCGAAACGTTCATCGAGGTCGGCCAGGAGAACCGGCTCGGGCCGGACAGGATTGAGACTCATTTCGACCGGGTTGAGGCGGCAATGGACGACATTGCTGCAACGCGGCAGACCGATGCGCTGATCGGGCCCGAGGAGGTCCCGGTGCTGGGCGGCCGGCCGGCGGCGCAGGAGAATCTCGTCGTCCTGGATCCCGAGATCATCGAGGTCGATGCCGCGCGGTTTCAGTTTAAGCACGGGGCGGACGAGCTCGGCGTCACGGACAGGCTGAAAGGGGTCGAGCGGTTCGACCGCTTGCTGGCGGGTATTGTGGTGGCATACGAGGACCGCGCGGGCCGGTTCTTCATCGTGGACGGCCACCAGCGGCTCGCCCTGGCGCGGCGGGCCCGGGCCGCCGGCCAGGCGCCGGAAGAAACCCGCCTCACGGCTCACGTGCTGCGCGAGGCAGACGGCATTACGCCGGGCCAGGCGCGCCAGGCCGCGGCGATCAAGAACATTGCGGAAGGCACCGGGACAGCGGTCGATGCGGCCAAGGTGCTGCGCGAGGTCGGGCCGGCCGGTGAGTCCCTGCTCCCGCCCTTGCCGCCGAACAGCGCCCTGGTCCGCAACGCGCGTGGCCTGGCGAAGCTGGACGACGACTCGTTCCAGCTGGTAATCAACGACGTTGTGCCCGAGGGCTATGCGGCGATCGTGGGCGAGCGGATCCTGGATCCGAAACAGCAGGCGGCCGTGATTCGCTTGCTGGCCCGCACGGAGCCCGCCAACGCCAATCAGGCGCGGATTATCGTGGAGCAGGCCCGCAGCGCCGGCTTCGAAACCCGGACCACTGAGGATCTTTTCGGGGAAACCACGGTCGCGGAGTCGTATTACATCGAGCGCGCCAAGGTCCTGGATGCTGCGATGCGCAAGATTCGCCAGGATCGGAGCGCTTTCAAGACCGTTGTTTCACGTGGAACCACCCTCGAGGAGGCTGGAAATGTCCTCAACCAAGAAGCGAACGCGGCGCGGCTCGCCGCCGACGACGAAATCCTCACCGCCGTCGCCTACACCGCGAACCAGCGCGGGCCTGTCTCCGACGCGCTCAACGAGGCCGCCCGGCGCGTCCGCGATGGAGAGCGCCCTGCCGCGGTCGTTGACGATTTTCTCGGGACCCTTCGGGCCGAAGGATTACGGGACAGTCCGGCTGGGGCTCCAGCTGGCGGAGCTCGAGCGGAGGCTGAAAGAAAGGCCGTAGAGTTCATCGAGAAGATGATGAAAGAGGGCGAGGATTTCGCCCGCGCGGCCGGGATTGATCCGCCGGTCCGCGCGCTTCCAGACGACCACCCGCTCCTGGTCCCGCGCCAGTTTGACGACAGCCCGGAGCGCGTGGCGGTCCGCGAGCAACTGATCGGGGAGCGCTTCGAAGGCGCAACGCCAGTGCCGGAGGGTGAGCAGAAAATCGCCTATGTGATGGGCGGCGGCGGCGCATCGGGTAAGGGCACAGTCAAGAAAGCGCTCATCCGTGACGGGCTGATCCCCGAGGGTGCAGTGCACCTGGATCCGGATGAGTTCAAGACCGGGGCGAAAAGCGCGCACTCCGAAAACCGGATGAACGGGGTCCCGGAGTATTGGGAAATCACCGGCGCCGGCGATTCCCGCGGCGCCATGGTCACGCATGAGGAGAGCTCGAGCCTTTACAAGGACGCGCTCAACCGTGGCATCGAAGGGAATTATCACCTGGTCCTCGACCGCACCCTCGGCAACGGCGAGAAGTCAGTCAAGGAGCTCCAGCGGCTCAAGGACGCCGGCTATGAAGTGCGCCTGG